CCAGCAGTTCTAAGGTTCACTTTACTAATCATATTAATAATGCCTCCTTTGTTATTTATATTACTTTATGTATCCCATTTCTCTTTGAATGTGTTTCTCTAATTTATCATGTTTTATAAAACTCATCACAAACGAATACTGAAACCACTCATTCTTTATATTATAGTCTTTAAAATAATAATGATAATTATGTTCTAAATCCATATTGCCCTCTACAACATATAAAATTTCTAATTCTTCACTTGAAGATGTCTGTAATTGTTTCATTCTTCTTTCAACATTTTTACTAAAGCCTATTTTAATTGCTTTATGAGCTGAAGTAGTTATAAAATAAACATATCCCTCTGAATTCGACATACTTCACCTCTAATTTTATTTTATAACAATTTATATTCTCAAATAAAGACACTATTATAAAAATAATGTCTTTTATCAAAATATAATTATGTATTATTTTATTAATTTATTTTTTCATACATTATCCCATCAAAATGGTCATTTAATTTATTGGGAAATACTATTATTTTATTATAATCTAATCCTTCTTTACGATAGTTAATTCCTTCACTTGTTATCTCTGCAAATACAGCAGATTCATTATCTATACAAATTGACATATATTTTATACCATCAAATAATATCTTATCGCCTTTATTAAATATAATATTCTCTAAATCAATTCTTCCAAATTCCTTAATATTTTTACATACTATGTCATCATTTTGTTCCCATATACATACACAATCAATAAAAGTTCCATTATCTAATTTTTTACCATATTTACTATCCATTAATTGAAAATCATATTTTTTAATAAGTGTAACTATCTCGCTATAAGCATTAATAAGTTGTTTATACATTTGATAATTTCCTTTATTCAATTCTATTTTCATTTTCTCTTTTAATAATTTTTCCTCATTCTTTAATGTTTCTACAACACCCTCATTAAAATTTAATTTATCTTCCATATTATATACTCCTCTGCGTACAGTCGCCACTTATAATTTGAGAAAGTTAACCTTGTTTAATTTATATTCTCACGAGTGCTTACCCTTTCAGATAAGCATTATCAAAATATAATTATATTATTCTAACTTATAAACATATCATCTAAAATATTTTCTAAATTCTTAAAATTTTTATAATGTATTCTGTGCAATAATATATTATTTTCAAAACAATATTTATTTTTCAATTCATCATGAAATTGGGTAATGTTCAGATTTTCTTCTCCACCAAAGAAATCAGATGCATAAAAGTGTTGTGAGCCATCATATTCCAAAAGAAATTCTATTTCTGATTTTTCTTTATTTTTAAATATAACGAAATCAAATCTTAGTAGTCCGTTATTAACTCCTCTCAAATTTTCATATGAATATTGATTTTCAAAACATATTTCTTTATGTGTTAAATATTCTCTTATATTTCTTTCACCTTTGCTTTGATTGCAATATCTACATCTGCACCCATTTCTAAAATTATCATAACTCATTTCCTGTATTATATCTTTGTGTTTTGGACAAATATATTTTATTTTTGTTGAAGAATTTTTATATGTTTGACATTCTAAAACATAGTATCCTGCCTCTTTAAATTTATTAAAAACAAAGCTTTGAGATAATCTAGTACTTTCCCATGATTTTGCTAAACATAATGGTCTTAAAATTTCCAACCGTATTATTTGTTGCAATCTATTACACTCAGGACACCTGTTGCCTTGCAAAAAATTAGCAGGTTTCATCTCAAATTCATTGTTATTGCATTTTATATTATTATGTCTAAATTTTATCTTTATATCAGATTTAGTGTATTCACCTAATACTGTATACTCATCCCCAACTAATTTATAAACTTCTTTTATAAATTCTTCATTTGTTTTCGTCCTATCAGTAGCACGTTTCTTTTCAGAACATATTGGACATATTTCTCCTCGTAAAAAGTTAGAAGGGGATTTTGAAAATTCGTAGTTATTACAGTCGTTACAGTTATGCTTTATCAATATTTTAGTATGATTATTTATATATTTACCTAAAACAGTATATTCATTACCTACTTTATCTAAAACTTCTTGTTTAAAGATTTCAGTAGTTTTAGTTTTCTTACTGTAATCTTCTCTCATTTCTCTTTTTTTAATTATTAATTTCCTACCGCATTTGTTGCATTGCCTTTTGTTTTTATAATGAAAATTGTCAAATGTAGCTATAAAACTTTCCCCACAAGAACATTTTATATTGATATTATGTCTTGTATCTATATAATCTTCTTTTTCTGTTAATAACTCACAATTATTATTTTTAATAAATTCTTGTACATGTTCATAACTAATCTTTTTATTTTCTATGGATATCTTCTTACCACATTCATTGCATTGTCTTTTATTTTTCCTTTTAAAATTCTCATAATTTGTTTCATATTCTTTTTTACATATCCCACATATAATCTTAATTTTTACAGTTGTATTATTTTTATTTTGAGATATTATTTCTTCCTCAAATTCTTTATTCGTAGTAACTATTTTACATCCATTACCTTCAGTACCCTCTATATAATTTTTAATTTTTTCATATTTAATTTTCTTACTCATAAAACACACTCCTTTGATATGACTTTGATTTATTTGATTTAAAAGTTATTTTATATTATTTATTTCTATTATTAATCTCAGTAAAGTCCGTTAATAACTTCTCGGTTTCTAAGAAGTTAAATACTAAAAGCCAACTTTTCTTCAAATTCGGTTCGGTATATAACATTGTGTTACCTTTAGTTATTAATTCAATTGCTATATCTTTTTTAAATATCTTCTTTGTTACCATTGTTAACACTCCTTTGATTTAGATTGATTTTATATTATTATATGTTAGTTGAATTATTTTGTTACTTATATTTTCATTAAAGGATACTAAAATCTTAATATCCTTTATCAAAATATAATTATTTTATCTTATTCTTCTTCAGTTAGTACTCCTCTAATTTCTTCTACATTTAAGTGTTCAAAGAATTCTATATCTAAATATTCGTCTATGTCATCGTCAATATAAAGACATTCAGTTTCAATAGTAAAATATCCACCTTCTCTTATGATAGGCTCAATTACAAATATTTCTGCTTCAGTTATTTCTACCAAGTATCCTTCTAAATCACTATGTAGAGTTATAGAAAAATCATCCTCAAAATCAAATATAGAATATTCTGCTACTATTGCTTTTGCAGTTTCAAAATCAGTAATTAAACTAATTTCACCATAATTTTCTAAAATATCTTCTATAAATTCTAATTTGGCAGTAATAACATCTTCAAAGTCTTCTGATTCTATTTCAACTCCACCAGTTTCTCTAATCACTAACTTTTCAAGGAGAGCATCTAACTCTTCACTAGCCTGTTTATTATCTAATCTCATTTTTAAAGACGATAAAGCAGTACCAACTACGTTAAATGATGTTCCAAATTTATTAAACACGGCTTGAACTAATTCTAGATTTGTATCTTCGTCAGATTCTTCCTCGTCATCGTCACATTCATTACAAAATCTGCAATCATGTAAACAAGATTCTTCATCAGATTCTAATTCCTCTTCACAATCATCTTTATAATCAACAATTATACATTCCTCTGTGAAGCTCACACAACAATCTATATCATCATCATCTAATAATCCTTCTTGAATAATAATAAAAGACGCTTCGACATCCATGTCCATATAGCCCTCACCTGAATCGAAAGTTATTGGCTCGATGCACAAGAATATTCCTTCAGATGTAGTATCTTTTGAAATAAGATATATATAATCTTCGTCATTAATTTCTTTTATAAGTGATTTACATTCAAATGTTCTTGAGTCTAGGAGTTCTCTCATAATTAATTTGGAAACTACTAAGCTAATGTTTTCCTCTATGTTGAAACGGTCTTGTATAAATTCTACCATCACTTTTTCTGATTCTAATTCAAATTTTATCATTATTTTATATTCTCCTTTTAATTTAGGTTAATTTTATATTATTTATGTATTAAAGTTTATATTGCGTTAGGATTATTTTCTGCTTGATTTATTTGATTCTTTGATATCTGTAGTTGATTTGCATTAATACTTTCTTGAAGAAGTCTATTATGGTCACAGGTCTGCTTATTGATAGCCATATCTTCTGCCATTTTGTTAGATATTCCACATGAAACTAATGCATTATAAAAACCTGCTAATATTAGTCCCTCTTTTACTCCCTTGTTAAATTCACTATTTTTACTTATTTTAGAAGTATCTATTTCTATTTCTTTGTCCATCCTTATCATTTCTTGTTCAATACTTAGTTCTATGAATCTTTCGTCTGAAGATAATTCTACTGATGATTCACGTTCCTCTTGTAATTCTTCTTCTAATTCAACATTCTTTTCACAATTATCACACATATCTATATCCTCACTTTATATTATTATTATATTAAATAAGTATTTTCTGAATACTGCCATTCTCAAGTGCTTCCTCAGCTGTAAAGAAATAATTCTCTTTTCTATCATATATATCATTAACTCTTTCTCTTGTTAAGTTAGTATTTTTTACATAGTATTCAACTGCTTGTTCCCATACTTTCTTTTGAAATACTAATTCTCTCTCAAATTCTTTTAATTCACCATCTTGTCCCATTGCTGTTTGATGTAGCAAATATTGGCTATGCTTTCCTCCAATTCTATAATCAAGATTACATAGGATGTCAAATGCCATACTGAATGCACAGGATTCAACTATACCAATAGTCTTATATCCATTATTTTTAAGATTCTGGATACTTGTTAATATAGAGTTTCCCCATACAACTGAACCACCAAATGAATTCAATAGAAATGTAACTTCTTTCTTAGGATTCTCTAATTTCTTATCCATTTCTATTATCTTGTTTGAATAATATGAAACTTCTATTGCCATATCTTCGTCTACATATCCATTTAAGTAAATTCTTCTTTGGTTAGCACTCTTAATTCTCATTTCCTGAATGACTGGATTTATATATGACTGTCCGTTGCCCATAATAAATTACCTTTAACCTTTCACATTATTAATTTATATTATTTTAAGCATATTTAAAATAAAATCCTTTTACTTGTTTAAGCTTTCCTTTGCAATTCTTAGCTATTGAACTATTGTCAATATTTAATTCTCTGCCTGCAACAGCCGCACTAACCCATTCCCTTATTTCACTACCATCTTTATCAATTTGTATAATTGCCTTGTTAAAATGTTCTGTAGTATGATTATCTTTCTCTACAAAAGCTTTTTTAACTAATATATTTTCCTCTGTATCTTCACATTTATAAAACCATATAAATTCATTAGCCATTTTTTGTTTATTATTACAACTCTTATCTATAGAACACGCACATGTATTTGTTTTATTACTTGCCTCTTTTATACTTCTGTATTCTGAAATTTTGTTGAATGATAAATCATATTGAACAACTTCTCGTTCAATACTACTATAACTATCTATATTTTCAAAATTATAATCATAAGATATATATTTCCAAGTCTTCTTGTTTTTTATATCACTTACTGTTATTCTACTATATCCATACTCTTTATTTATTGTACTTGGCGACAATCTACTTTGTAATAATCTACATATTAATTTAATATCATCTATTGAGTATGTTCCTCTTGTTTCTCCATGTCTTTTCCCAGTATTACCAATACTAATTTTCAATCTAGTTTCTTTTGATGGATTTTTATTAGCAATTGATATTTTTCTTTTAGTCTCTTCCGACATTATTTTAGTATAACATCCTCCTAATTCAATATTGTATCCAAACGTTCTGATATGAGATTTGTATTGTTGTATATATAGAATTTCTTTCTCGTCTATATTCGCTACACTACATTTTTCAATTATTTCAAAAGTAAAATTATCACGACCATACTTATCCCAAGATTTTTGGAGGTAATCATTTGAATGTTTGGTATTAACATTATTCAAATTCCTTTTATGTTCACTCCATCTTTTATAAATATTTATGCTTTGACCAATATATACCTTCCCGTTGACTAAATTTTCAATCTTATAAATTCCACATATTACTTCTCTTTTTGCCATAATTTATCACTCCTCTGTTACGAATTTTTTATAAATAAAAACTTCTATTACTTACTAATAGAAGTTAAATCTATTTTGAATTTTTCAGTATTCTCAAATACAAATACTGTTTCATTCTCATGTCCTTCTTTTTTATTAGGCTTTATATCATATATTGGATTCTTCATATGCAATAATTTCCTTGATATTGAAGGCGAGATTATTATCTTACAATCCATTTTTAACACTCCTAATTTTATATTATTCTTTATATCATATTATTCAAATTTATAAATTATGTTACAATTTTATATTATTATATTTAATTCATTGATACAAATAAAACTCCAAAAATGCTTATTATTATAAACATTAAAGGAATTAATTCTGCTAGAATATTTATCCAACTCTTAGGTTTAATAATTATATGTTTGCTCATATTTAATACTCCTATTTTATATTATTTGTAAGTTAACATCTTTAATAAATTCAACCTTATCACTAATTAAGACCATAGCCTGACTTGCATTAGTTGAACAAGACATCTTCTTGACACTGTAAGGGTTATAACCAAATAAACATCCACTCGTAATTACATATCCATCGTTCTGTGATTGCACATTAAAGTTATGAAAATGACCTCTTAAAATCAAATTATAATCTTCTTTATCCATAGTTGATTCTCCATCAAATAATTTCTTAGCACCACTTACCCTGTTGTCTCCGTGAATTGCTTTACATTTAAATCCATTAACATCAAATACACATGAATCATCTTTGTAATCCGTGTAACCTATTGTTATTCTGTTATTCTTGGATATTTCTACAAAGTCTTTAATCATTTCTACAATAATAACGTTCGAATTATCTCCCTCTAAATTAGCATCTTTCATTCCAGCCATGCGATTATGATTGCCTCCAACAGAATAGAATTCAACATTAGCAAATACAGATATGTCTGTAATGAAACTATATAATAATTGAGTAGCTTTTACTATTTGATGTGACAAATCATACTCTACCTCGAAAGCTTGGTTGACTCTCATGCCCGTATTCTCCACTGAATCACCAAGATTTACTACGACAATATCTGTTACATTATATAATTCACATACTTTTTTAATTTCACAAATATATACACTTAATCTCTTCTTGGCTATTTCAAAATTATATGAATTTCCTTTATAATCTTTTATAACATATCCTATGTGAAAATCTGAAACAGTAACTATCAATTTGTTTTCTGATTCAGAAATTATAGGTTTAAAATCAAATTGTGGAAAATTCCCAATTTCATTATGTATTGTTTCTTTTAAATCATTACTTATTTCTATTGATTTTACAAAATCCCTTTTAATCTTATTAAGTCTATTTGTCTTTGAACGTACTTCCATTTTTTTTATATCTAAATCTCCGATAGCTTCTTTAAGCTCATCGAATAAATTACTTTCACTTTTATTATTTTCTAATTCATTTAATTGTTCATCATCTAGTCTTTTAAACATTTTCTCTAATGTATAAAAACTTTTTCTTAAATTCTCTGAGCTATACACTTTTTCTCCTAAAATAAGTTCTCCCCATTCACAATAATCCAAATCCATCTCTTTTTTATTCAATGTTATTCTTTTAAAGTAACTAATTAAAGTCTCATTCTCTTTTCTATTTAACATATCACTCATTTTTCTCTCTCCTATTTATATATTATTTTAATTTTATCTCTTTTTCGCAAAAACTACAGGTAACATAAGCAATTTTATTACCAATTTTTGTTATATTTTCCTCTGAGTAAATAACCATCTCATGGCACTCAGGGCATTTGATTCTTCTTGTCTTACTTCTACCCTTTGAAGCTTTTGATTTTCTTGAACGACCATTTTCTTTTAGCACAATTTTATCTCCATTTCGATTTTTATTATTAAAATGATATAAGACGTAATAATTCTTTTCAGATTACTACGTCTTCTTCTGTATGAGTAATACTCCTTTAAGGATGTATACTCTTTTATATTATTATTACATATGTATGATTCTTTATTTCTTATTGGTTTGACATTTATAGTGGTTAACATAATTTTTAAACTGTAGACTAGATTGATTATGCAATCCTATTCTTCAGTAACTCTCATTAAGAATTTGCCTTCTACATTTTTACCAGCGTTATCATTACAAAACTTTTGTATTTCTTCTAACAATTCGTTTAAATCAATAGTATCCTCAATAACTTCATCCTTTTTAGTTACCTGAGTTGTGATTACATTTTCTTCTAGTCCCACTAATTCACCCTTTGTGTTAAATTCGATTGAATTAATTACTTTTTTCATATTATTAAAAACTCCTTCTTATTTTATATTATTTTAATTTTAATAAAGTCTTACAATCTCATTATATTTAGTTATTTTTACATCAACATGGGGCAGAGCTTTTTCTAGTTCCTTTTTAAAGAAAAACATTCCATCAGGATTTCCATGATTTAATAATATAGTTTTGAGTTTCTTCTTTTCAACACTTGACCATAACTTAATTAGTCCTCTATAATCTTCATGTCCTGATTGTCCTCCCGTATTAGAAATCTTAGCGTTAATTCCAACTCTCTTTCTATGTCCTTCTTCGTCCTCTACAGTCATTGATTTTTGTATTCCCTCTAGTATAAGTCTGCCTTGAGTCCCCTCTCCTTGGTAGCCTACAAACACTACTCTATTTTTACGAGAGGATATTAATTGTCCTATAATGTACTCACTGTAAGCCTTAACCATACCTGCACTTGCTGTGATAATTTTTGGTTCAGGATTTTTTAGCATTTTAAGAACACCTTTAAAACTTTCTACATATTCTACTTGAGTCCAATCAAATATATCTATTTCTTTGTGCCATTCCTCAGAATAAAATTCTAAATTTGTTTCACTACATAATAATCTGTGACTTTTGACTGCCATAGGACTAGCTAAGTATATTTTTATATTATTAAACTCAGGGTGTTGCTTAAATACATGTCTTAATTTAATAAGAGAATTAGTAGACCTTCCCACCGAAAATAATGGCACAATAATTGAACCTCTTTTTTCAATACAAGTTTCTTGAATATATTTTGTAAATTCTAATTCAAAATTATCTTTTTCTATTAATTTGTCATTATAAGTAGCTTCTGAAATTATGTGATTTATCTTCATACCCTTAATTTCCAAAGGCTTCGTAAAAATTATAGGTTTAGTACCTGATGTATCTCCACTAAACAGAACAGTCTGTTTTTCATATTCATTATCTTTAATTTCAAATAATATACTTGCAGAACCACTCAAGTGTCCATTTGAAATGAATTTGCACACAATTCCATCACAAGGTTTAATTTCTTGGTCAAATGAATAAGATTGTATTCTTTCAATAACTTCATCTGTACTTTTCTGTGTTAAATACGGTACTATTTGATTTTTAGGGTTTTTGTTATTTTTAACAGACTTTAATAAATCTTTAGTTAATAGATGGCAAGTATCTTGTAAAATAATAGTTGCTATTTTTGCACTCAATTCTGTCATTCTAATATGAGCTTTGTCTAATTCTGGTATAAGGGGGATTCGGGCAAGCAAACCTACGTGGTCGGCATACTCAGTGGGAATGGCTAATCCATACGTCTGATATAGATATTCCATTCCCAAAATCACCTCCCAAAGGTAATTCTCTACCATTTATTTTATGTAATTGTTCTGATTTCATTTTTGAATTTTGAACCATACCAAAATCAACTAAACATCTGTAATTGGGATAATTTTCTCTTATCACAGTTAATTCAGCACATGAACCTGTAACACCGTCTCCATCACAATTAGCGTTTAAATTTCTATAGTAAATTTGCATTATATTTGTACCTCGCATTCTAAGGTATTATTTTCGTTATTTAAAAATCTTGATTTGTAAATGTGAAACTCGTCCATTTCTTCAACATGCAATCTAGTTAAAATAGCAATATAATATTTATATGACATTAGCATTTTACCTTTTATCATTTCTTTAAAATATTCTTTTTTAACATTGTACTTTTCACAGAACGAATCAATATTTATGTTTTGTTCTTTCATCATTGAAATAATGTCATTTAAATTAATTGATTCTTTGAAATTATCACAATTTGGTATATCACTCACATTCTCCATATGAGGGCAATTACTGTTATAGCAACAGGTAGCACATAAATGTGGTAATTTATAATACAAATTATATAATGTGTCTTCTCTTACTTTATGAATTCTGTTGTTAATCTTTGTTCCTTTTTTCATTAATAATAATCCCACCAATTTCCCTCAGTCTCCCTATATTAAATAGAAATTCCTACAATTATTTACGTTTTTATAATTTCGTAACGTATAAAACGCATAAAAATAAAGCTAGAAATATAATATTATTCATATATTACCTCTAACTTTATAAATTTATATTAATACTTATGTATAATTCTTATTTTAAATTTATATTATTAGTTTTATATTATTTTAATATTAAAAGTTCTCTAATTTTATTATCAATTAGAGTTTTATATTTTTCTTTTTTATTGTCTGAAGTATATGGTATTTCTAAATAATAATAACCTTTTGTATGTGATATAAATTTCTTATATCTGTCACGTACTTTCTGCATATGTAATTCGTATTCAGGTGTTGTATTATTTTTCTTAGCTAGTTTCTGATGCCACGTACTAATATAATAATGTTGTCCGCCATGTACTTCACACAAAAGTCTCAATTCTACAATTTCATTATCAAAAGGCAGTGGATGATTAGTTTTAGGATTTATAGGCACTATTGTGCAATTATGTTCGTGTAATATTTCATAACCTAATGATTCTAAATATAATCTAACTTTTTCTTGCAGAAAGGATTCATTTCGTTCCCTCACACAACTTGGGCATCTAAAATCAGAAGTATTTGAATCACATATACTTCTCTTGTAATCTTCGTGTTTATTATTAGTACAATTCCACCATATTTTACTTTTAGAAAAAGGAGTATATTTAAATGGTGATTTATTGTTTTTATCACTCCAAATAGAATTTAAAAATTGTTTCCCAAAAGTGTCTGTGATATATTGTCCCAATGAATCTATTGGATGTACTTTACCATTAAAATTACAACATAATGGACATCGTGAATTCATACTACTAAATGATGCACACGTTACTGAATAGCTATTATGATAATCTTTATTTTGACATATTATAAAAATACGTTTAGTACCACACTTATCAGTTGTCCACGGATTTAATGTATTCTTTTGATAATCCCAGTACATTTCCAAAGCATTTTCACCATATAAATCAATTAAATATTGACCTATAGAATTACATTGTTTACAATTAAAACTCTCTTTGTGACCATTCGTAAAACTTTTTATATTCTTTAATTCACTATCATGTTCAGGATGTTCCAAACATTTAAACCAATACCCTTTATAATCAAATCCATTAGAACCACGCGTAACTGTCTTTGGAGTATAAGGATAATTTAATTTATAATCCCAACGAGATAATATTTCATTTGATTTTTCTTTGGATAAATTATAAACGCACCATTGATGAAAATTTTCACTTTTATCAAATTGTGTTTTCTTCATTTTTTTAGTTGCGAATAATTTCATACTACATAATCTACAATAATATTTTCCATCTTCATGTAAATACTTATTATAATTTTTCCAAGGTATATTTTTAAGTTCTTTTTCACAATTATCACATTCAACATCAACATTAACACCACTCTTATGAGGTAAATCTTGTACTTTAATGTCAACTTTGCAACCATATGTTTCTTTAGAAAATGGATATCCTTTAGATACATACCAATCTAAATTTGTATTGTTTATTTTTGTCGTTACCGTTTCTGTTATTAACATTTATAACACACTCCTTAAAATTATATATTTTTAAAATAAAAAAGAATGGAGATTATTTACCCCATTCTGATAAAGCATTATTTAATTTTTCTGTTCTAATAAATACCCAAAAAGTATTCTTAGTCTCAGGATGTAATCCCACTAATTTATATCTTATATTCTTTTTAAGTGTTAAGAATTTCATTAGTGGAACACTGTAACAAGGGAATAATTCTATATCTTCCATATATAAACGCACTCCTATATTTATATTATTTTATTTGCAAATTTCTTTAAGATTTTTTCCTGCTCTAAATACGGGTTTCTTATATGCTTCAGTTGTCCATGGTTTTTCAGTTCCTTGTAATTTACATACTCCAGATTTCTCAGCAACATCTATTGTTTCAAATTTACCAAATCCAGTTATAACTACTGATTCTGTAGCTACTGTTTGTTCTATAGTTTCAACGAAAGCCTCTAATGCTAATTGACTATCCTTTTTAGTTAATCCACTTTTTTCTGCGATTGTTGTTACCAATTCTTGCTTATTCATAATAATATTTCTCCTTTTGATATATTGGCATATTGCCTAATATTTTCACACTTTTGTAGTGAACACATTATTTTATTCTATTTAAAGCTCTTCTCAAAGCTAAAATCCTTATTTAACGCTAATTTAATTGACTATTCTTAACTAATGTTTTATATGTTACAATAACCTCAATACATTCATATGATGGATTGAAATTAATATAAACTTTATTTACGTTTGTTAAGAATGCATAATCATCCTGCATATTTTCATATAATTCTTCTAGATAAAAATCAACACTATTTAACTTATTTTTAGCTAAAATTTTATATGGGATTGTTACACTTGCATTTGTTTTGAACTCAGTGTATTTATCCATATCAGGCTTATCATTCTTAACACGATAATCATAAAATCTATTATATTTTTGAATCATTCTTCTCTCTATATAGTCATGTAAAGAATTATTAATATCTTCTTCATTTAAAACTATTTGACTACATAATGAATCATCTAATTGATAAGCAATTGTTTCCTCATGAGATTCTTCAACTACTTCTTTTACAGTCCTCAATGTGGGTCTATTCTTTTTAATATTATCAATTAAATTAATTAATTTTATATAAGCATCACTTAAACATCTGTATTGGTTATCTCTTTCTGATTTCAATGAATCTCTCATTAAATCATGAACACTCTTAGTTTCTTCTTGCAATCCATTAACTAATGAATTCAGAAATTGTAAATTATCTTCTTTGCTTAATTGATTATATGTATTATATAATTTAGATAATAAATCAATTAATTTTCTGTAGTTAGAATAATTTTTATCTTCTTTTTTTTCATTTACGGCTCTTCCCATAGCAACAAATGCACTACTACCAATTAATGTCAACATATTTTCTTTTAATGCTTTCTCTTTTTTAATCCTACCCATTAAATCATTAATATCCTCTTCCAAAATATCTTGTCTTGATTTTGTTGAATTTATATTATCTTCAATTTCATTTTTTGCTAATTTCTTGATTAAACCTAATATTGCTTTACTTCTTTTAGCTTGCGATTCTATGTAGTTCATAATATTTACTCCTTTTGATGTTTGGTCATCACCCTTATTTATTTAAAGTCTTTATTTAGACTAAAATACTAATTTATATTATTGTAGTTCTTTAATTCTATTTAATTTTTCACCATAATTTATTAATTTAACTAATATATCTTGAAAACATCTATATACACTAGAATGCAAAGTTTCACCATTAACAACTTCTCCATCACTTAAATGGTCAATTAGCACAATAGATAATATATCTAACCTACTAATTTCAGTGTTTATATTAACAATAACTTCTCCTAATACTTTCTCACGATTAGTATCTTTTTTATTAAATGTTACATTAAAGAATGCATCGGCTAAATTAAGATATGTATATAACAAACGTCTATAAGGTCTAAAATCAATATCTGATATAACATCCTCTACCTTCTTACTATAATCCGTTTTAAATTCTCTTAATTCTACAACCTTCCCAATTAAATTCTTCATATTTCTTTCTAAAATTTCAGTGTTTTCATTCATAATAATACTCCTTCAGCGTTTGGATTCGCTACCCTTTTTATTTATTTAAAGTCTTACGACTAAAATACTTATTTAATTTTATATTATTCTCAAATAAATTTTTCTCCTACTTATAATAAATTTAAATGGGATAAGTGAGAAGCTTATCCCTAAAGGAGAGTAAAAATGAATTGCCTTTTTCGGTTAGGCGAGTCTGTTGGAGCTCCCTTTCAGGTATGATCTGAAAATCTTCCGATTACAAGTCGGATGCGTTATCCATTTACGCCAAGGGAGCATATTAATCCTACTATTTATTTTGTTGGTAAGTAGGAAACCATATTTGAATCAACAATGTTTTATTTGTGGTACATTGTGAAACCACACTTTAATGTTTCTCATTTACATGGCTGAGAGTCACCGATTTTAAATATCTAGATTTTAAATTACCACAATCCCACTCGTGAATTGCATATTTGTTATAAATTATAATTACTTAAATGGAGAAGCGTCCTTTTTACATAGACTTCAAGATTAACTCTCAAAGTCGATAACCATTTAAGATTTACTACTTGCTAACTATTAATAGTTTTAATTTCCTATGCCCTTCGGCTTAATAATTCTTCTTTGTTGGGATTTCATACCCTATTCACTCATTTTACGAGGTGTCTATTCCTCAAACACATTAAATTCTATAATACTTAATCCTCGTGAATCTTTGGGTAATTAAATATTATAGGGTGTTTTTATATTTCCTTGTTTACACTACATACAAGTAAGATATCATTGGATTGCACTAAACCAATTAAAGACCTCAACTTATAATTCTATCCCTCCTATAAGTTTCATCAGCCAAGCTTCTCATTTGAAAAGCCAATATAAATAAAAATAACGAATTATAATTATTTATTTGATAATTCAAGTTGGTAATTAAACCTTTTTTAAATTTGCTCATCTAATAGTTTTCTATATATTTTATATTATTATATTAGTCCTAAACTTGCTAATTTCTAGGATTTTTATCATCGGGTTTGAAAGCTTTTCCCTTATGCTCAGCTTACCATAAAGCACCGTGAGTTATGGTAATAATAGATGACGTACTATTTTATGTGATAGTTATGTAATATTAATTTTTTATTTTGTTCCTTATGATAAATGTGCTATACTTTACTATAGCACATTTAAAAATGGTAATTTTATATTACTATTTCCTACCTTATACCGAAAATTTTACAGTAACATCATAAAACCTCTGTAACCGTTGGTGTGACTGTGTTTAAGGGGTGTTTCTATTTAATTATTAAATCAAACTTTTTCTCTTTTTGTTCTCTAATGTCTTGATTCTATTTATTTCCTTAGCACATATTTCACAATATTTTGGAGGTTTTTTGCTCTTTTGTTTAATATATTTCCCACAACATTCACATTTCTTAATTCCATTTTCGCCTTTATAATAATCAAATACATATCCTATGTTATCAAAATCACTAATTTCTTCATACAATTCATAATCATCTACGTTATAATTTATAATTTTCTTTTTTTTATCTTCCATTTTACCAGTTTTATAATTTTTAGATTGATAAGACTCTATTTCTAAATCATATATAGGATAAAGAAATTCTAGTACTATTCCTCCATTGATTACTGATTCTATTATATTATTATCAACTAACTTATGTATCATATCTTCTACTTTATATTTTCCAACTATATTAGTAGTTTTAAATATATCGGTGTATCTTTTTTTATTACCCTCAAAATAAGCTGACATTGTATTTATGCTTTCATCATGTATTTTTCTTATAGTTAGACTTATTTTTTTATTAATTAAGAAAGCTAATAACAACTTTTTATATTCATGTTCAATTTTTAAATTGTCTATTGCTTCTATTTCCTCTTTATATATTGGTATTTTATCTATTACTATTAATTTGTTACTTCGTTTTCTACCATTTACTATTGCTCTATCAATAACTTTGAAGAATTTTACCTTATTAAATCCTTCAATATACTTTTCACAAAACTCATATAAAAAAGTCTCTGTCTCCTTTCTCTTAAATGACTTAACCTCCTTTAAGTATTTAACCAATATAGTCAATTCAGAGTTTATGTATTCTGTTTGAAATCCATTATTACATATTGTTTCACCATATAGTTTTTCATTATATTTAAAATTCATTAAATCTCTACCTCCTTGAGTAAGAATTTTTGATTAAGATAATCTATGTCTCCCTCTTTATTTGGGAAAGGGAATAATACTGCATTTTGATTCTTATCTTTCAAATTCTTAAATATAAACTTACCATATGTATTCCACAATAAATCTTTATTTGAACTTGGGAATTCAATATAAAATATTTTGATTAAATAATCTACTAGCTCATATGTATTAGGACACTTTTCATCCATTGCTTCTTGAAATTTCTTATAGATTCCACTAATTTCTTGTGATAATGTCTCATCGTATTTTTGTTTTCTACTTGAACTCTTTACGTTGTTGCTATTCTTTAGTTCCCTTTTTAATACTTTAAATTCTGTTAACACCTCTTGATATAATTCTTCATCCTTTATATTTTCATTTCTCATAAGTACTGAATGTGTATCTATCGATTTAGTACTTACTTTTTCTCTAATTTTAAAATCAACACTCTCAATGTACCTACATATAGAATTCATAACGCTTTCTGTATAAACCACAGGCATATACTCGTAATACGCTTCTAGATAATCCTTCATATATTTTAATTGTTCTTTTTCTTCCTTAGTTTCAGCACTATCTCCAATATCTTTAATTTCTAATATTAATTCCTCAATATTCATTCCAAATTTATGTTCACATGATATATTGTATCCTTCAATGTGTTTTTTATATTTTCTTTTTGTATCAGGATATAAGTGTATAAAGAAATATGGATGTCTATCCATCATAATTGATTTTAAGAAGTCTTTTTCTTCTTTAGTCATTTCTAAACTCTCTATATATCTTCTATCTGTCCATGTTTTAGGTATTCCTTTTACTTCCTTACCTATCTTAGCCTTATCAATTTGTGCTGATTGCAATTTAGTACACATCTTTATACGGTCTAATACAGTCGAATACTCTCTGCTTTCTATTCCATATATATTCTCAAGGTTAGTTAACATTGCATGTCCTGTTGTACTCTTATTAGTTATAGCCCCTATTATAGAACCAAATGTAAATTTATCTGCATTGAATAAATCATTTTCCGTAAATATTATTTTCTTTGGTTTAGGTGCTTCATATACTATAGGCAATTCATTTTCATAAGTTGAATTTACAATAACACTATTGGAAGTTGATGACAAAAAGTCATAATCAAAATCGCTCCCAGCCCAATTATCAGTTTCATGACCATGAATATTTACTATTATTCCACCATACATATGTTTATACCAATATCTTTGTTCTTCAGTATTATCTAATTCCATTTTTAAGCATTCTGACCTATAAGTTAATGGTGGTCTTGTTCCTAGTATCTCCTTGACTCCTCTTTTATTCCAATAGTTAGCGTAGTATTTATTAGGTGCTAATAATCCCTTTACCTCCATGCCACACACATACTCCATCATTGCATAAGGGTCTGACACTAGTGTTTGATTGTTACCCGTAAGTGTAATACTCCCCATACACCCTTTATCTATTTTAACTTTTATTAGATTATATATCTTTTGTTTTATGTATTTATCATTTATTAAATCATGATTTATAATCAAACTTTTAACCCAATAGTTCTTACTATCCCTTAAATAATTTTTTAATGAGGTTTCTGTTACATTTACTCCCATTAAGAATAATAATGAATACCATACGTCATCTGTATTTACTCCTTGTATCCAATTAATAAATTCTTCACATAACTCAGGTACATCGCTTGATTTTATATTTAGTGATTGCAAAAATTGATAATTGTATTTTAGATTGTTTTTTAATTCTTTATCTGTACAAAGTGCTACTCCCCATTTTAACTTATTAGTTTCACAATTGGTTTTATATTGCTCTAGACTATTAAATGAATTCCAAAGTTTAAACTGTCCTTCTGTAACAATCATATCATAATCTCTTAAATCAATTTCTATATCATTGCCTTCTTTATCTTTAAATACAGATTTAGTTTTATAATTTCCATTATTCTTAACCTCACAAAATTCATGAAAATCAAATACACAAAACATTCCTTTTAGAAAACTTTGACGTGTACAAAATTCAGCAGGAACATAATCTAAATCTAAATCATCTGCCCATTGCTTTGCAAATTTTGGTGATATTATTCCCATACCGTCCCATCTGTTGAAATTCTTTGTTATTGTTCTCCTTTCAATCTTGTCATCCTGCTCTCCTTCTGTCTCTGTAACCCAATTAACATCAAATGTAGTAGGTGATTCAAAATCAGGTACTACACAAAATCTAGGTGTTGTTACTGGCTTAGTTGCTGAACTATATGTACCTTTATATGCATTGAATTTAGAAGGTGAAAATACTTTGGTCTTATCTCTTCCGTTATCTAATATATTGTTCACAGCTTCTAATATATCACTTGAACAGAATACTACAGTAGAAACTCTTCCTTGTCCTGCTGATACTGAGAGCCTATAGTAAGGCACTCCATTTAATATTAATCCATTATCATGTAAATAATCATAATGACTTATATCCTCTATTACTATAGTTATGTATTCAGGCACAAAGCACATATTAGTTATTTTCTCTTTTATTTCTTTCATTTTCATAACATTATTTAAAGTGTCTTCGGAATTATCTCTTTTCTTTCTCCTTATCACATTAATTTCATGGTAAAACTCTTCTAATAGTTCTCTATCTAATACTCTACTGGAGTCACCTACTTTATCTGCAATAACATCTCTTATAGTTCTAAGTATTTGAGAATCTGCTAAAGCTATTATTTCATTATTATCTAAAGCTTCTTGATAATCAATAGTTATATCGTATTTATATTTTTTTAGTCTCGTGGACTTAAATTTCATTGTAAATAATTGACGATTTACCATTATGTTATTCCCCCCTATTTTATATTTTCTATTTCTATATTTTCATCTAATATTACTTCTAAATTATTAATAAAATCTTTAATTATCCATGGTTCTAATCTATCATTAACATCACTTTTAGTAAAATGAATATTCAATTTAATCTTTAAAACATTTTTATTATTTTTTTTACTAGCATATATTAATGGGTATAATATTTTTGATACTTTACATTCTATCTCTTTAGAATAAATAAATTTTGAATTTAATATTTTGTAACTCTCGCAATCTAGCATGGTATCTAATTTTAATTGCTTAATATCTTCTTGAATTAATTCTAATGATTTTGTGGCTTTAACAAAGTCATATCTATCTAAACTTATATACTCAGCATCTTTTTTATTAAATGATAATAATATTTTAGTTGTTGTGTTTACATGTTCATCATGGATATATTCTAATATTAAGTCATCTGTTATTTTGTAAGTAAGTTTAGTTTCTAATAAATATATTGGCATAGTACTACTTAAATTTTTTATGTTTATTATTTTATATTTATCCTCTTTAATATTTTCTATATCTTTTTTGTCTAAATAATCCTTATTACATATTAAAAATTTCTTTTCTCTATAGTCTGTAAAATAGATATATTTTTTATATTTATTTTTCTCGTCATAATAGTAATAAATAATATTTTTAACTTTGTTTTTCTTTAATATCTCAGATATTTTAAATAATATATTATCATTAATATTTCGTTTGTGTTCATAATTTATTTTTAAATTATTATTTAAAAATTCTTGTAAATCTATATTCTTTGTTTTATTTAACTCATATATTATTTTCCCATCTATGTATTGTAATGCTTTTTTATAATCATACTCATCAAATGGATATGTTTCTATACAATCTTCAACTAATTTGCTTCTTCCGTTCCTATCTTCAACATAATATTGTCTTGTATATCGTATATGTTCATAATTGATTGTAAATATAATATCTCTTGTCTTATAAAATCCAATTAATTTTATCTGATTTCTTTTTACAATTATATTGTCCTTTAAGAAGTTATATTTTTCTAAAATTAGATTTATTTCTTCGTCTAATTTTAGTTCATTTTTTATTCTTTTTGCAATAACTTCATTTTCAAACTTGACCAATGCAAGTTTTTCACTTATTAAATTACAAATATTTATATTATTTAAATTCTGAGTGATATTCAACGTTGCAATAAGGTTATCAATATAAAATATATTAATATTATATGCTTTGAAAATTTTATCATATATTTCAATATGGTCTCTATCAAAGTTAAAAGTTATCTCATTTACTATGCCCTCTTCTAATATATTAATTGCGTGTTCTTTATTAATTTTAATCCATTTTTCCGCTTCTTTTATTCTTAAATTTTCTATATCATTGATAATATTATTGCATCTCTTATTCTTTAATATAGACACAATAATTTCCCTATAATTTTCATCTGATATTGTATTTATTATTTCAAAAATTTGTGCAATATCTACTTTTCCTTGATTGTATTTAACTATATCCCTCCATAACCAATCTAATTTCCTTAATCCTTCTTTTCTCTTTTCATATTCTTCATTTTCCCTTAATTGTTCTTTATATCTTCCAATCGTATTATGATATGTATTAGATTTTTTAACTTCTCTACATTTACTATCATAAAACAATGCTTTAAATACAGGTAATTCATTTCCTGCTAATCTTATTAAATCTTTAGTATTCACCTCAACTACAATATTATTTAAGTCTATCCACATGCTCATATAATCTTCAGGTCGTTTCTTATTGCTATACTCCATTTCAAAATATATTGTTTTACCACATTCTGTAATGACCGTTAAATCAGGTTGATATACTTTATCATTTATTTCATATGATTTTTCTACTAATATATCTTTACATATGTATATAGTCTCTTTATCCGTCTTAATAGTAAATTCTGTACCCTCTTCTATTAATTTATTCTTTATCCACCAATGTATTCTACTTTCTCCACTACATTTACTTTTATCTACATGGTAAAAATGCCAACTGTTTATTTCACCCATTCTACTCCGAACTTCGCTACCACAAATGGGGCAACTATATTTCTCATGCTCTTCCTTATGTACATCATTAATTATTACTATTTTATCATTTTCATCTTTTGCAAAAAACAAATTTACATTATCAATACTCATTTTTATCTCTCTCCTTGTTTGATTTATTTTATATTATTCTATATACCGTTAATCCTCTATTCCCATTATGTAATTCAACACTTTTCTCTTTTCTATATCTAATTTAAATTTGCAATCAATATCCAAGTTATTATTTATGTAGCATATTGTTCTCTCTTCAATATTCAATTGTATAAGAAGACATCCGTAGTAAAATACTCTTTTATATTTTAATCCTACTTTCTCAGGTGCTTCATAAGCCAATATAATATTCCTAATCAATTTCTTTTTACAATTCTCAATTTTTATGAAATCGTTCGCTCTGGTATTTCTTTTATAAATCTCATATACACGCTCAGGTAATGCGAAACTTTCAAGCTCTTGAATATCTATCATATCTTTCATAGTTACTAATTTACTCCGTATCATTTTCAAATCCATTTTTCTCTCCCCTTATGTATTATTTATATTAAATTATTCTATACTAAACATGATTTTATATTATTCTTATTATATGTATTACCAAGGCATCCATTGTTTCCACGACTTTTCTTCTTTTTAAACATACTAGCGATATCAAAATTCTTTCTATATATACTTCTATTCAATGTAAAGTGTTTATCGGAAATTTCGTTATCGTAAACTGTGATAATTTCTGAAGAATTATTATCAACCTCTAATACTACACATACGTTGAAATTACCTTCATCCACGTTGCCTCTAACCAAAATTCTGTTTGCGTCCTTAAAATGATACTCTATGATATTTCCATCCTCTAAAGCTCTTCTAACAGCACTGTGAGTTATTATCTTTTCTTTCTCTCTTTTTATTGCATGACTCCCCATTCTATATCCACTTTTGCCTTTACCTATAAAACTATTTAATAATGTCTTCTCGCTCTCTGTCATTTGGCTAAACAACTTTCTTGCTTCCATTTTAATCTCTCCCCTTATAATTAATTTACCTAACCTTAATAACTAATTTATATTTTATGTTTTATATTATTTTATGTATAATGAATTTTCAATAATTATTTACCCATCTTATTTAATTCTCTGCTTAAACTTCCTAAACTTACAAATTTACCTTTTCCAATATCCCAACAGTGATTATTTATCCACTTCTCAGATTTTCTAGCCATGTCTTTTTCAGTATATAACCATTTTACCTTTTTATTTTCAATTGTCTTATGTATTTTCTCATTCAACTCTTTGTTTTCTATGTATTTGTCAGCATTTCCTCCGTTTATTTCTTGAAATTCCATAAATTCTACATTTGTCATTTTAATCATTCTCCTCTTTTATTTAATTTTGTATTATTATAGTCTTAATCTTCTCTTGTAAGGTAATAATTTGTTCTTGATTACCTTATAATACTATTTTACCACACTTTACATGATTTGTCAATGTTTATTTTATATTATTTTAATATTTCTTTTTCAGTTATTTAAGAGAAGGCGAGAACTCTCGTGACTTCAGTCGTGAGATGAATCGCCTATATTACTATATTGCCAATTGTTATTATGATGTATAAGTTCTAAATGTTTAAATCCTACCTGTTTATACGATTTATTAGGTATTGTTATATACTTATTGTCTATATCTTTTACATAACACGCACCACTACAGAACCCACTTATCCATCCTTTTTCTCCAAATATATTAACCTTATCATTTAGATAAAATCCATTACTATATTTGGTATTTTTATTATTTCTTTTAGCTGTTATATTAGGATTTTTTATACCTTTTATTGACTTTCCTTTCCTAGCTATTGATTCATGTAGGCTTCTTTTCTTTTTTCTGAATTGTTTTATATAAAACAAAGTATTATCATTTTCCTTTATTTTATTAGTTTCACTTACAGCTATTGCATCATTATAATGTGTTTTCTCTAATTTTAAATTTTGTCTATCAACTTTAGTAATATTTCCATAAGTTATTTTGCAGTCAAGTTTTTGAAATATTTGTTGTCTTAATATATTCATAAAAGTAGTTTCTTTATATCCTTTTGATTTCTTAAATTTAAAATTAGGTAACTTGCCCAAATGATAGTTTTCATGACAATTACTATGAACTAATGCCAAATTCTCAGCTCTATTACTTCCGCCATCTTTTCTTTGTTTTATATGATGAGTATGCCACCCATTGCCATCATATTCTTTCTTGCATATTTGACATCTATTATTTTCTCTAGCTATTAAATATGCTTTTATATTTTCATAGTCATATAAATCACCCTTTTGATATTCAACTCCTTCAATTTCAGGATTAATCATTTTATGAGCATCGAACTTTCCTACTTCAATTATAACTTTTGGATTAGGCAATAATGATTTAAATTTATTAATCCAATTTATTTCATTATCAATTCTCGATTGAACAGAAGGTGGAAGCCACCCTTTGTCCCTTGATGAAGTAAAACTTATTTTATATTTTACGTATTTTTGTTTCTTTTCATTCCATTTTCTATTTGTTTTAGATTTAAACTTACATCTTCTATATCTAGTTTTTCTATTACGTCTTGAACGTCTTAAAATCTTTCTATTTTCCAATAATTCTTTAATATCGCTTCTTAACTCTATAGTTCCTTTTATTAAAACTTTGTTATTACTAACAATAGCGATACCTATAAATTTAGCCCCAGAATCTACTCCCATTTTAACATCTTGAACAGTTTCACCAGTAGCAATTAATAATTGAATAATAAAAGGTGAATAATTAATTATTTTAGCTTTACTTTCTTTTAGTAATAATCTTGCCTTTCTTTGTGTACAAGGCATTAATGATTGATTTCTTAAATTTTTTACGAATACACGCATGTTCCGTACCTCCTTGGAGTTTGTAACCCTTCGATAATGTTATATATCCTTCAATTGTATAAGGTTGACTATCCCTACCTAACAGGATTGTTTACAGAGCCTTGAGAATAAAATGTACTAGGGTATTATACAAAATTCTCGTGAGATATATAACGTAGTCAGTTAAGACTCAATCTAGTCAATATCAAACTTAGAATATTTCTACTATAAGTCCGTCACTTCAGTGATAGGTTGTTGACAGCTTTCTTAATTTTCTCAAACATTTATCTCTCCTTTATATTATTAATCTTTATTAATTCCATTTACAATTTAAATTTCTTGTCTAATCCACTAAATTTTCTTTTCCCACATAACTTACATTCTCTAATACTTCTAACTCCTCCAAAATGATTAATTACATCTCCGTATAAATTAGTTACTGTTTCATATTCATGTTTACAAAATAATCTTTTTATTAGATTCATTTCTTCAACTCCTTTCTATATTTACTATTATATTCCTTATTCTTTCATTTGTCAATAGGCTTTATATCATTTTATTGTTATTATTTGAAAAGTTTTTATTTTACTCTTAGGCTTGATGTAAGACACCTTATTTCTGTGAATACTATTATACCTAAAATTAGTTTCTAGTCATCCTGATTGAAATTATAATGTTTGATTTATCATTAGTGATGTGTCTAATGGAATGATTTATTATATTGGGCATAAATTAACTTGGTAATATTATTATATGTTGGCAGATTATTAGATATGATACTTTTTTAGAATTATATGTGGTGAATATATTTAATTTAACTTTAGATTACATTGTGATTGCTAATTAGCACTCATTTACACGAATATGACTTATGTACAATTGAAATTAGCATTGAATTACATAGAATAATCTATTATCTTGTAAACCAATGCTAAAACATTAAAATTATCAGATATAATCAATACTCCACTCCATCACAATGTATTCTAAAGTTAATTTTCTAATAAAACTGTGATAAATCAAAGTCTTCTTTTACTAAAGCTTTCTTTGTGTAGGCATAAACATTAGTTATTTTATCACCCTTGGATAGCCTATAATCAACATGTCTCAGCAAAGCTCTTATATAATCTTCATTATCTAATCTATAATATTTAGTCCACTCTTCCAAATTAAATCCTATTTCTTGTAATCGAATGATAATTTCCTCTGCATCCATATAATTTTTCTTTCCATACGCTAATGATTTTTTCTTTTTATCAAATAATACATTTATTCCTACAGACTTATTGATTTCATAGCCTTGTATAAATCCCACTTTTAATAATTCATCCAAAGATTCTTTTATTAATTTGTTGTAGTAGTATTTTTTCTGTGTAATTTTATCGTCTTCCATATGATTATTCTCGCCCTCTCCAACGTCTAAGGCTAGGTAATCATATATAGTAGGATACTTTATAATCTTCTCAAATCCTCTTGACCATTGAGTTAGCATGAGATATATCTTCTTTGAGAATCCTCTCGTGAGTCTAATATACTTACTGTAGTCATATATCTTAAAGTAGTTATTAGAAATACTGTTAAAGAAGAAATCATCTATATCAACACTTTGACGTTCCTTAATTACTTTAGCATTATCTAACTTCTCACCTTTTTTCTTTTTTCTTGTATATGAATAAGCACGGTAATTAGTTAGAATTCTAAAACTTTGCTCCCCTTTAAATTCGTCAACATAATCCTTATTGCTAATGTCATATAAAGCAAAATCACTATAAATAGTTGTTTCAATAAGAGTCTTTATAGATTTCTCTAATTTTTTCTTAATACTGCCACCGTAATACTTGTAGCCTAGTTCATTACTTAATTCTTGATATGTAAAATGTATAGTCCTTGGGAAATTAGCAGTCTTTGTAGCCCTATTGTATTCATATTTATAATCAATATTTTTAGTTAGTATTTTAAATAACGCTAATAGGACATCTAATTCTGCGATTGTGGGACACCCGTTGTCAGTTCCTTTAACTGTTAGCCCTCTCATTACTCCATTTACTTCCCAATATCTTTCTAACGTCTTGACTTTAGATTTGTTTAAAGATATAAATGGTAGTGTCATTAAATTACTTTCATTAATACTTTGGTTAGATTTAAGTTTCATTATTTCTACTTCTTCTGGTATTTGTGAGTTATCAACAGTATCTAAACTTGCTGAGGCTTCTGATTCAGCTATCTTACTTTTGTTATCCACATTATTCACAACCTTTGTCCACATTTTGAAAAACACAATGTAATCTACTGCTATACACAATGTATTCTATTACTAAAAATTATACCACACAATGTAATCTAGTGGTAGTCACAATGTAAACTAAAGTTAATCACAATGTATTTTAGGGTTAATAAAAACCATGTAGCCTATATGTATCAACGGTTATAGAAAACCAGTATCAACATTAGATTCATGGTATTAGTTATCTTTAAAGTTTATAGTATCTTAGATAGAGAGACCAAGGGTAAATCCCCTCTATTTTTATTAATAGATATTTTAATAATATTATTTATTAAATTCTATGTAATCTACTGATAAAATAGAACTAAGTTAGAATAAAAGTAGGTAATTAAACTTAAATGTCTATAATCTATTTATATTATTTCAACACCCTTTAAACCATTGAAAGTACATGCTAGGTAATAGTTCCCTAAACGAGGGAATTGTTTCTACAACAATCCTTTAAATTGGGATTCATTTATTCACCAATCCCTCTAATTGGGATTCATTTCTACGCCAATCTCTCTTAGAGGGATTTATATGCACACAACTAATATATACATATTAACC